ATATAGATATCATAATTATAATGTATGTGAAAAATAAGAAATAACGTAGAAGTTAACGTATGAGCAAAGAACATTTAAAGCCATTTAGAAAAGGTGACCCGAGAGCATCAGAGTGTGGTAAGAAGAGCAGGAGACGTGGTATTGATGAGCGCCTCCGGGAAATGGCACAGAAATATATTGATAAAAAGCTTGCCAGTGGTAACATAGTCAAAATAACTATTGCTGATGCTATAGACGCTGTACTACTTGAGAAAGCAAAGGGTGGGGATCTGAAAGCTATTGAGATGTATTATGACCGTGTGTACAAGAAAGCTGTCCAGCCTAGTCAAAGCGAGATAGATGTTAAAAACCCGGTCATTATAATGACACCTGAAGAGAAAAAAGTAGCAGAGGGTAAATGATACATTTCTGTTACAAGTGTGAGCGGTGCGGTAGATACTACTCTATATTTGGTGCATACTCAAAGCGGTTCTGTCAGGAATATTGCGAGTATTTAGATAGAAAATGGTTAGAGCATATTGACACTAACAAAAAAACAAGCTAAGGCTCTTGACCTTCTTAATAACTCCAAACTCATATACTACCTGTTTGATGGTTCGGCCAGGTGCGGGAAAACATACGCTATTATAAAGTTCCTCTGCGCTTATGGTTATAAATATCAAGGTATAAGAATTCTAATAGCCAGGTACAGGTTCAACCACGCTAAAGCCTCTGTATGGGAGCAGACATTATTACCGCTTCTTAAAGCACAATATGACGGTCATTACACTGTAAATAAATCCGACTTCATTGTCAGGTTTTCCTGGGGTACAGAGATATGGTTAGCTGGTACAGATGACAGTGACCGGCTGGAAAAGATACTAGGTACAGAGTGGGCTATTATTTTCCTGAATGAGGGTACACAGGCAACATTTGACATATTCAATACACTGAAAAGCCGGTTGAACTGGCAGGGTGTACCGCTTAAGTACATAGTGGATTGCAACCCTCGCAACCCATCACACTGGTTACACAAGCAGTTTATCAATAACCTGAACCCACAGACCAAGGAACCATTACCAGCTATGGTACTGAAAAAGCAATGTCGGCTCAACTGGCACGTATTTGATAATACTGAAAACCTGAGTAAGGAATACATCGAGGTCCTGGAGTCAATGTCAGGTGTTAAGAAAAAGCGCCTGTTTGATGGTATATGGTGTGATAGTGTAGAGGGGACCGTATACAGGTTTAATCGTGAAAAGAACATACAGAGTAACCTGGTATATCACAAGATGTTTCCTACATTCTGTTGCTGGGATTTCGGAGTAATGGATGATACTGCCATAATATGGTTTCAGGTGGCAAGTACACCAAAAAAGGGCAAAGGTGACAAGGGAATACTCATTAACATTATTGACGAATACTCCAATAACAACCAGCCAGTTGACCATTATGTAGATGTAGTTATGAAAAAGCCATATAGTGATGTACAGCATTACGGCGATCCGGCTGGGTCTGCCAGGAGTCAAAGCCTGGAGAGCTGGATAAGTAAACTGAGGCAGTTATCAGGAAATAAAATAAACGTCAAATATACTACAGGTCATACTGTCTTAGAGCTTATTGATAATGCTAATGACTTTATGCCGTATGTCCGGGTAAGTGAAACATTAACACCTAAAGTTGTGGAGATGTTCGAGAACTGGTCCTTCCAGAAAGACAAGGACGACAAAGTACCTGAAGGGGCTAAACCAGTACATGACGAATACTCGCATTTCGGTACAGCATGGTACTATGGCATGATCAACAGGTTTCCTATAAAAAACACTTTTGTGGGCAAGTATTGACTTTTATGGTTTTATTTAGTATAATAAAGAAAAGAATGGGGGATTCCATTTCCAGCAATTACCGTGACTGGCAGGACCGGCAGGTATACTCTCGGGGTATATATGGCCAGTCTGTCAGGCGAAGCACTAAAAGATATTCTTAAACAGCAATCAAATAACACTGTCAAGATAGCTATCGAAGAGCTTATTGATATTTACCAGGACAACTGGGATCATTTAATTGAGTGTGAGCTGTATGACCAATTTTCCTATAAAGAATTCGAAAGACTTAAATTCCTTAAAACTAAAGAGCTTAATTTATTAAAGCGTGTCATCAATGAAACCAGTCTTATATACAAGCACGAACCGAAAAGAGAAGCTATTATTGAGTCTGGTAAGATAGACCAAACAACACAGAAAGAGATTGTCCAGGTTGATGAAAACTACGAGAAAGCTATAAAAGACACTGACATTAATATTATCAGCCAGGAAATAAACAAGTACACTAACCTCACTAACCATGTGCTTGAACGCATTGTATACCGGGATGGAAAGCTTGATTTTGATATTATAACTTTTGATAACTGTGAGGTATGGTCACATCCTGAAGACTGGAAAAGAATAATAGCTATTAAATATTATATTGGTCTTAATGTGCCTAAAAGTTATAGCACTACAGGAAGCGATTCTGTTTCTACTGCAGAGATTGATCCTAAATACAGAACTCCACAAAAACACGATATCCCACTGGCTAAATATAAAAAAGCTTATTTATGGACACTGGAAGACATTGACATGCCTATTGTAGATGAAAAAGGCATTATGACAGAGAAAGCTATAAAAGGTTATGTATATGAACTCAGGCAGATTGGAGAGGAAGAGCAGATAGTCCACAAAGAGGAAAACCCATACCGTGATCCTGATGGGAAAGTAATACTGCCATTTATTCTTTATTCTAAAAACTATGCAGTCAGGCAGCTTTTAGACTTTACTACAGGTAATGATTTGCGTGACCTGAATATGAATGTCGCTGTAAACATGGTCCACATTAACGCATTGTTTAAATACCAGTCTTACAAACAAATGGTACTCAGGGTAGGTGATCCTACTGCTGTACCGAAAAACTTTCAGTTAGGTCCTGCGGAGATTGCTATTATCGGCGATGAAAACGGGGACATGTCTGTATTGGACATTCAGACTAACATTAACATCCTTTGGGAAACTTTACAGAAACGTATTGTCACAGTTCTAAGTCAGTATGGTATTAGTCCTGAAAACTTTACATTGTCAGGTACACCTCAGAGCGGGTTTAGCATAAAGATGAATAACATTGCCAAGCTGGAATACCGTGAGGCGCAGATACCGTTATACAGGAAGTACGAGCAGAAACGCTTTGATGTTATACGGGCAGTATGGAATGAGCATCATCCTGTAGATAGTGAAAAGATAAGTGACCGGGCCAGGTTTAAAATAGACTTTGCTGAAATACAGTTCCCGTTATCACCTGATGAAAAGTCTAAGCAGTTTATGTTCCTTAAACAGAATAACGCAAAGACTGACATTGACCTGATAATGGAGATCAACCCGGACCTTACAGAGGAAGAGGCTAAAATAGTCTATGAGAAAAACAAAGCTTTTAACGAGGCTAATAGAGTGATGTTACAACCGGCACAACAGCCAGGACAGGGGAGGTTCAATGCCTTTACGCAAAGGTCGCAGCAAAAAGGTAATCAGTAAAAATATTGCAACTGAGATACGTGCTGGCAGACCGAAAAAGCAAGCTGTTGCTATTGCTATGAGAAAGGCAGGTAAAAAGAAAAAATAATGTTAGACGAAATTATTGATTCTTATTACGCTGAAATAGAAGCGGCTATATCACGGCTTGAAAGTCTGGTTACTGCTTACGTAGGTAGTATACCAGAGGGAGCAATGATTGACCCTGTTTTGGCACAGGCAGAAATGCAGGCATTAGTTCAACAGAGCGGGTATTATGACTCGATAGAACTACTGATGAATGAGGGATACCAGGACATTATTGACGATGCATTCGAGGCTAATATAGGCGTAGTGGGTGAAGGTGCTTTATTTACTGACGAAGGACTCAGAGAGCTTACCATGATGAAAAATATGGACTTACTTAAGTTCAACCAGCTCGCAGATGACTTTGTTGTAGACTTGAACAGGGGTATAACCAGTGTAAGTATGGGACAGGTAAGTAAACCGCAATTAGTTGGACAGCTAAGAGAGTCACTTGCTCCAAAACTTAAACAGTATGCGGAAACCTGGACCAGGACCGGTATGAGCAGCAATTACCGCAATGCTACAATGAAAATGGCTGAAGCTATGGGTATTAAAAAGTTTAGGTATGAGGGCGCAATAAGTCAAAATACTAGGCCGTTTTGTTTACAGCATATTGGTGAAATAAGAACACAGGCAGAATGGGACAGCATGGATAATGGGAAAAGTCAGCCAGGTCCTGTCAGTATTTACGGCGGCGGTTATAATTGCCAGCATCGGTTAAGGGCAGTGAAATGACAAGCTTAAAGAATACACTTACACTTTTAAGTAACTTGAAAAAGAAGTTACAGCCTGCTATGTTTAAAGCCGGTAACAAGCTGATTAGTAACATAACAACAAACTGGAAACGCGGGAAAGGTGCTGATGGCGTTATGTTTACTCCGCTTACACCTGGATATAGGAAACGAAAAATATCAGGTTATAAAAGTAAAAGTGGTAAAACACAGATACCAGCTACCGGCAGGGGCAGGGCTGATATGCACCTTACCGGACACATGCAGCAGGCGTTTGATGCTTTTCCTATTGGTAAGTATAGAGTAAAAGTAGGGTTTAACGGCATAGACCAAATTAGAAAAGCTACTGGCAATGCTAAGGCCAGGCCTAATATGCTGAAGGTCACAAAGAACCATGCCAATTATATTAGTAATTTAGTTTTAAAGGAGATATTTCCATGAAAGTTAAAAAAATTCTAGGTACAGAGAAAATATATATATTTGAAGATGATGAAATAGTTCCATTTTGGGATAGCAAAAGATATAAGGAAAAGCTTGCCGAAGGTAAACAGTCTGAACCTATAGAAGATGCTCCGGTTGAGGAAGTTAAAAAAACTACTTATAAACGCAGGGGCAGGAGGAAAAAAACATGAGTGTAACAATACAACTCGCAGGCGGTGGGCCTGCATACTTGGCAGCGTGGTCCGGTGACAGTAAAAGCGCACCTGTAGCTGCCGACAAAGTTTTAATATACGATTCTGCCGCACAGGATTACAAAGAGACAACTATAGGTAATTTACTTGGCGGTCTGGATGTCCTTTTATATAAAGGAGTTATTGACTGTTCTGGTAGTCCGAATTATCCTGCAGCTGACGCAGGGCATGAGTACAGAATAAGTGTGGGTGGTAAAATTGGTGGCGCTTCAGGTCCAATAGTACAGGCTGGCGATATTGTTATATGTAATACGGATGGTTCTGCAGCCGGTACACAAGCTGCTGTAGGCGCAAACTGGAATATTATACAGCTTAACATACAACGGCCTATTGAAGGTCCAGCGTCAAGTACCACATTTGGTGTGTCGGTATTTTCAGACTCCACAGCCACTTCGGTAGAGAGCAGGGGTGTTACTATAGACAATACTGACTCTGTTACTGTACCAGGTGATGTACATGTGAACGGTGTTGTAAATGTTGAGGCGGTACAGGGCGCAAGTACTACCGGTGGGTCGTCTTTAGAGCTGAAAGACGCGAGTGGGAACCTGGGAATTTGTATTGAGAACGGTGGAGAAGTTGGTATTGGTACGGAAAGCCCGGATGAGCTTTTACATGTAAGTACCACAACTGCCGCTGCTGGTGCGCATATTGGTTATGCATTTGTTGGTGTATGGAAAGGTGGATCAAGTGCTGCTGTGTTTGCTAACGATGCCGTAAAGGATACACAGACCAGCCATTCACTATTATCCACAACTGCTGGAGGTACTAGAGTAAATGCGGCAACTGGACAAGTCATCGGTTTTCAAATAGGTGGCACTGGTTATGCCAATTTACTTTCTACAGGCGATTTTCAAATAAAGGGTACAGGCAATGATAACCTTTTTTTCACTGATTATTCAGATGCAAAAATTGGAATAGGCACAAGTTCTCTTGCTGCTCGGTTACACGTAGACCAATTTTCTAACACCGGCGCGCAGCCAGTATTAGCACTTGACCAGGCAGATGTCAGTGAAGAGTTTATACGGTTTATTGGTACGGCTGCGAATGGTGTTCTTACTCAAAGTATTGTGAATGACGATGACGTTACAACAGCAACACTTCAAGGGTGGGCGAAAGTTTATGTACAGGATGACGGCAACCAGATAACAGACCAGGCATATTTTATGCCATTATTTACTATAGTGTAAAGGATAAAAACAATGAGTCAGATAATATATGGCGATAATAATTATATCTTAAAGGAAGTTATATTTAACTATAACCGTGTTAGTGGTTTGGGAAAACTACCAG